CACCGGCATGATACCGTTCTTAAAGAAATGGTTCGGTGACTTAAGAAGTTGCAGTCAAGGAGGTATTCGTAATGCAAGTGCTACTGTATTTTATCCCATTTGGCATCATCAGTTTGATGATCTTATTGTACTTAAGAACAACCAAGGAACAGAAGAAACCCGAGTCCGTCATATGGATTATGGGGTTGTGCTTAGTGCTTTCTTCTGGAGACGATTCAAAAACAAAGAAAACATAACATTCTTTGATCCTAATGAAGTGCCAGATTTATACGAAGCATTTTACAAAGACACAACACTTTTTGAGGAGTTGTACATTAAATATGAAAAACAAAAAGGTCTGCGTAAGAAAACAATGGCTGCCGAAGAAGTATTTAAAAGCGGCATTTTAAAAGAACGCACAGACACAGGTCGTATCTATCTAGTATTCATTGATAACGTAATGAATCAGGGTCCTTTTGATCCTGAGTACCAAACAATTTATCAGAGTAATCTTTGCTGTGAAATTTTGTTACCAACTAAGCCCTTTAAAAGGTTAGATGATGAAAACGGTCGAATCGCACTATGTACCCTTGGTAGTATTAATTGGGGTGCGTTCCGTAACCCCGAAGATATGCGCCGAGCATGTCGCATACTACAACGTAGCTTATGTAACATCCTCGACTATCAGGACTTCCTTAGCATCCAAAGTAAACTCTCAAATGATGAGATCCAACCATTAGGTATAGGTATCACTAACTTAGCATACTGGCATGCAAAACGAAACTTTAAGTATGGTGAGAAAGATGCATTGTCCGAAGTTAAGTCATGGATGGAACATCAAGCATATTATCTAACAGAGGCAACTGTTGAACTTGCTAAAGAAAGAGGCAGATGCAGTAAGAGTGATGAAACACGTTATGGTAAAGGTATCTTTCCGTGGGAAATACGTGCTAAAGGTGTTAATGAATTAGCAGATTTTACTCCTGAATTAGATTGGGAATCGTTACGTGCTAACATGAGAGCGTATGGTGTTCGTAATGCTACGTTGATGGCAATTGCACCTGTTGAAAGTTCAAGTGTTGTTATTAATAGTACCAACGGCATAGAAATGCCTATGAGTTTGATTAGTGTTAAAGAATCTAAAGCAGGATCATTCGTGCAAGTTGTGCCCGAATATCACAGGTTAAAAAACAAGTATCAAATGATGTGGGATCAAAAAGATTGTGTCGGGTACCTCAAAACAGCCGCTGTACTAGCAGCCTACGTAGATCAATCTATTTCTACTAACACATTCTACAACCCTGCTCATTTCCCTGACAGAAAAGTTCCAACAACATTGATTGCTAAGAACTTGATGCAAGCCCACATGTGGGGTATTAAGACATTCTACTATAGCTTAATTAACAAAGCAGGAAGCAAATCAAATGAGTTAGATGACGCAATGCCACTACCAACTATAATGGAAGAACTGGAAGAGGATTGCGAGGCCTGCAAGTTATGAAGATAGGCATATACGGAGACAGTTATGCATCGGCTAATAGTAAAGAAGCAGTAAAGTGGTTCGAACTATTAGCAGATAAACTAAAAACTGGCCAACCAATTAAAAAACCATGGTGGAAATTATTTGGTAAAGAGATTGACATTAAACCAGTCGACATTGAACTAACGATATACAGTAGAGCAGGATCTTCTTTTTTCTACACATATCAAAAGTTCTTACAACATCATGCTGATAATGATTTGAATATTGTTTTAGCTACTGGATCAGGAAGATATCCCCATGTTGTTTCTGTACAGAATCGTGATTTTGTAATCACATCTGAACCACATGTAGAACAAATTGTTAAGATGTTGAATGGAAAAATCACAGTAAGTGATATGCGAAAATTAGCAGATGTGAAGGCTTGGTTCAGAGCATCTAAGGGTGAGTTCAACATAACAATGCAAGAATTGATGTTAGAAAAAATAGAAAAACTACATAGTAACACTCTATACTATCCTTGCTTTCCTGATTCTTTTAGTAAAGAAAGATTTAAGAGATACGAGTTAGATCAGAATTTCAATGTCATGCATACTATGTGGCATAGACAATTAGAATTGTTAGGATTATCACCAGATAGCATTGGATTAGCTGAGACTACTAATCTATGTGGTCACTTGGGCCCAGAATTCAACGAGTTTTTCGCAGGAATGCTATATAAACGTATACAAACAGGAAAGTGGGACCATTCCGGACTACTTGACATAACACTAACGAAACCGTTAGAATTTTACTATAAACTAGATTAATATGAGCAAACAACAATACAACCTAACAACTAAAACAGACTATCTTAATCGCAAAATGTTTTTGGATCCAGAAGGTCCAGTGACTATTCAACGATTCGAAGAAGTAAAGTATAATAAACTTGCAAAGATTGAACAGACTGCACGTGGCTTCTTTTGGGTCCCGGAAGAAATCTCTTTAACGAAAGATGCAAATGACTTTAAAGATGCTAGTGAAACAGTCCGTCATATCTTCACTGCAAACTTGTTACGCCAAACAGCATTAGATAGCTTACAAGGTCGTGGACCTGCTCAAATCTTTACACCAGTTTGTTCTATTCCTGAGTTAGAAGCACTGATGTATAACTGGAGTTTCTTTGAAACTAACATCCATAGTCGCAGTTACAGTCACATCATTCGCAACATTTACAACGTGCCCAAGGATGTGTTCAACACGATCCATGACACACAAGAGATTGTTAGTATGGCTAGTAGTGTCGGTAACTACTATGATGACCTACACGTTATTAACTGTCGCAAAGAGGTTGGCGAAGTTGTTACTGAGCATGAACACATTAAAGCTATTTGGTTAGCATTACATGCAAGCTATGCCCTAGAAGCATTTAGATTCATGGTATCATTTGCTACAAGTTTAGCAATGGTCGAGAACAAAATCTTTATTGGCAATGGTAACATCATTGGTTTGATTCTACAAGATGAGTTGTTACATAAAGAATGGACAGCGTGGATGATAAATCAAGTTGTGAAGGAAGATTCTCGCTTTGCCGCAATTAAACAAGAATGTGAAGCTGAAGTTTATCAAATCTACATGGATGTTATCCGTGAAGAAAAAGAATGGGCTGAGTATCTATTCAAGTTTGGACCTGTTATTGGATTGAATGCAAATATTCTTAAGGATTTTGTTGACTACACTGCAAAAGATGCATTGCATCAAATTGGCATTAAGTATCTAGCATCTGCACCTAAGAGTACCCCTATTCCATGGTTCAATAAACATTCTGACACTAGCAAGAAGCAAACCGCATTGCAAGAAAATGAATCGACAAACTACGTCATTGGTATAATGTCAGAAGCATTAGACTATGAATCACTACCAAATATTTAAAAGGAAAATATAATGACAGCAATCGTATGGAGTAAGTATCATTGTCCTTATTGCGACCAAGCAAAGGCACTATTAACACAAAAAGGTATTAAATTCGAAGAACGTAAGATCGGAGATGGGTATACCAAAGAAGAATTGTTAGAAGCAATCCCAACAGCAAGAACAGTTCCTCAAATCATTTTAGATGGTGTACTAATCGGTGGATTCACTGAATTAAAAACAAAACTAACAGAAAGCAACTAATGCAAATCGCACTACAATCAAACGAAGTATACACATTCAAACTTAACTCAGGCGAAGAACTAATCGCTAAAGTAATTCAATCGGGTGGTGATTTTATCATCATTTCAGAGCCGGTTTCTATCGCACCCGGACAACAAGGTCTTCAAATGATTCCTAGCATGTTTACCGCGGATCCGAAGGAAGAATTCAAGCTAAATACTAATAGCATTATTATCATTGCACAAACCGACGATTCTATCAAGGTTAAGTACATTGAAGCAACAACTGGTATTAAAGTACCAGAAAAGAAACTAATACTAGGATAAACAATGGCAGCATTGAGCAGGTTAGGTGATACAAACCAAGTTGGTGGCGCAATCATGCGCGGCGCCGGCTCAGTATTTTGTAATGGAATACCAGTAGGATTACATGTGAGTCAAATAACTCCACATGCTCCTTTTGGCAAGCCGCACCGACCGCATAATGCCGCTACTACCACAGCTGGTAGTCCTTCTGTTATATGTGAAGGTTCTCCTGTTCTCAGAGTTGGATCAGGAAACACATGTGGTCATAGTATAGTTCAAGGTAGCCCGGATGTTAACGTACCATGACAACCCCTAAACAAACTCCTCTAGGAGTAAATGTTCAATCATCGTTATTACAGAATGCAGGGTTTGAAATAAATCCTGTAGCTTCTGCCTTTATGGGTTCTAGTACAACTAATAGTGACTATACCCCGGGTACAGTCGTTTCTGCTACATGTTTGAACCTGCCAACATACGCTATAAATGATGCATACGTTAGAGGTAATGTAACTACAGGTACATATGATGATTTGATAAGCATTGGTAGTAGTGTTTGTGAAGCCTTAGGTAACGCAAAGCCTCCTACTTATGATGCAATTGACCCTAGTGGATTATGGACTACTGCAGGGACGCCTGCAACAACCGGATTTGCAAATGAAGTAAATCCTGATTATCCTGATAATGATATTGGGCAAGGCCAAGAAGCAAGTTGGCTGCCATATGATACAACTAATGTCAATAAGTCTGTAACACAATGGGGCTTTGTCCGTAACTATGCACTTCAAGCTTGGAATGAATTTAATTGGAATGGTATTCCGGATGATTTATCTATGCCTGAGTATAAAGATTTCTTGGGTTCATTCATGGCTAGTCAGTCATATATTGACTTGAATAATACATCTATTCAATCAATGACAGAAAGCACATCGTTCTTAAAGGGAACGTACAGCAACATGAATGACTTATCTAGTGCTGATATAACTGGAGTTAATTTAGCAACACTACAGTTTGGTCAAGACTTGATAACATCAGGCAAAGTAATTGATTTGTCAAAGATTGATAAGTTTGGTTTACCTTCAGTATTGTTTCAAACAATTAAAAAGTTCAATGCAACGTCACAGTCATTGACTTTGGCATTACTGTCTGCTGGATTAACACCAGCAGAGATAGATGGAATCTCTAGTGGTAGAATCTCTAGTGTATCTAAGCAACAAGAGCAACAAATATTTGGTGCATTCTTAGTTATTGTGGGTGTCGATTTAATAGATATCTTAGTACCGTTGAATTGTAAGACAAAAGGATTGAGCACATTAGCAGATTTGTTAGATGTCAAGAAGCTATTCCCTAACAGTTATCAATCATTAACTGTTCCAGTATACAACACCACTGCAGGTCCTACTAACAGTAAGACATATTATCCTATCTTTGAAGGACAAGGAGTAAGTCCTCGACTAATTAGTCCTACAATATCTACTCAAATAGGTACTGCTATACCTACAGGCACACCTCAAATTGGAGTAGCTCCTGCAACTTACACAGTGCAAGGTGATACATCAATACTTGATGAGTCAAGTAGAGTAATTAACGGAAGAGGAGTGTAACATGGCACTAACACCTAATTATCAACTGCCTCCTACAGGATTTGGTTCATATTTACAAGATGCTGTTCCCGAAGACATAGCAGTATCTGCCGGCGCATTTTCAGTTGCAATGCAACAGATTAAGAATATCAAGACAGTTGATATTGAAAGATTTGCACAAGTAGTTACGTCAATTGAAGTAGCAACAGCGGGATTAACTTTAGTTAATGGTACTGATGTTCCAGTAAATACGTCACTTGCAACACAAGGACAGAATATCCTAGCGTTAGGATCGGGTCCTAATGGTGGCTATACTGTTAGCGATTTCTTTGGTTGTATGTCTGGATTACCTTATAGTTGGCAAGAGATGCAGACAAACATACAATCTGCACAAACAACAAAATTAACAAACATATATGACCAATTGTATCTAGCAACCACTTGGGAAGGTGCAACAGTATCAGTGCAATATTCTACAGCAGCCGGCCCATTATACACAATCACCGGTCTTACGATAACTGACGCAGGTGGTGGTTATGGTAGAGGAGGCGCAGTAGCACCTACTATATCTATTGCAGGAGGCTCAAGTGCAACAGCAACATGTACAATAGGTACTGATCCTACTAACGCAGGCTCAAATGGTTCAGGACAATACGGTCGTGTAATTACAGTAACCCTTACATCAGCTGGTTCAGCAACTGGAACTATTCCTACAGCAACTATTCAAGCACCACCTACTGCTACACTAGCAGTTGCAATAGATGGTAGTAAATCAACTAGTGGTATAAACACAGCATCCGGTACAACAGGTTGGCCTGGTATGGATACTGTAGTAGCAGATTACATAACACAAGCAAATACAGAAATTGCTTCAATCGCTAGTTCAAATCCTAATATAGTAAACATATTGAACACTGTTTACAATACGGCAGGTGGACAACTATTGTCAGAACAGCGTACTAGATATGCTGCCATATCACCTGTCACATCACCTAGAGATACGTTCATCAATCAATATCCCACAACGATGGGAATATTTACAGATATGATAGGTACATATGCTGGTTCAACCTATCCACATATGTACGCACAGACATTAGAAGCAATATCAGACTTATCCACAGCAGGTGGACAGAGTGTTGTCGCACTCATGCGTCAAGAACGTAACACTGATAGACTTCAACAAATAGGTATCACACTGGACAATATTATTCCTGTTACGAATGAGAACATGTGCCCAGTGTTAATATCAAACGGTACTGTACCTATTGCTAAAACGGGTATTGATGTAGCAGGTATCAACGGAAACGTAGAAGATCCAGTCACAACTTACACTGTACCGGCAGTATTACAACAAAACTTAAATGGAGTAGTAACCCCAATTCCTCAAGGTTACTACGATCCAAACACAAATCAATACATTAAGTCCAATAATACTTCTTTTGCTCCCCCAATAGAAAGTATTATGAACGTATCTAAGGGTGTGATTACAAACACAAACTTGTTAGGTCCCGAGAACAATGGAACAGGCCCTGCTAGATCAATTTCTAGCACAGCATTGGGTCGTGAATCTATTCAAACAGGATCAAATGATACATCAGTCGGCGGAAGTAATGTAGTACAAATAGAACCCATAGCAGTAGTAACGGTAGGTGCAAAGGTTGCTTCTGGTCAAGGAACTCCTTTAGATACAGGAAAGGCAGAGTTCCCCGGAAGTCTAGCCGGCTCCAAAGCTAGCAACATACTACCTTGTACACTCACTACACCTTACACTTCATCAGTCTTGTTACCATCTACCTTAGATGTTGCACAAGCTATCAATGAAGTGATAAATTGTAACTGTGACTGTTGGGTTGACTAACTCACCAAAATCATTGATATAAATAGCATTTGGTGCTATACTATGTCTATCAGTGAGTATTTTTACCGCTAAAACGGTAACAAACTATGAAAGGAAAGTTGAAATGGATACAACTATAAAAACAGTTAATAGACTTTTGGGTCTATTAATGATCGTAGGCCTAGTCAATATGGTTACGATTTTTAAGCTACAAAGTACTACTAATGCTGGTGGTATTTTGGAAATAGTAAGAGAACACAAGTCTTATGTTTCTGCAAATAATGTAGATAGAACCCTAGAATGTCTTGCTATGAACATTTATAAAGAAGCAGGCAATGAATCATTCGAAGGTAAAGTTGCAGTAGCACAAGTAACCCTTAACCGAGTAGATCACCCAAAGTTTCCAAAAGATATTTGTGGTGTGGTTTACCAAAAGAATGTAATTATGGAAAAAGTCGTGTGTCAATTTAGTTGGTACTGTGACAGTGTTCACAAAGCACGACCTGTTAATAAAGAGTCATACGCCGATAGCTATGCAGTAGCTAAGAAAGTATTACTTGAAGGTTTTAGATTGGACTCGTTAACCGATGCTATCTATTATCATGCTGACTATGTAAACCCACGATGGCCGCATGAACGTATTACAAAAGTGGGTGCTCATATTTTTTACAGGAGTCGTACATGAGTTTTGCAATCAAAGCAATTGAATATTTCAAAGATTTAGTTTATAACAAATTGGGTAAAATGTCAGCCGAGACTCTCGGTTGGTTAGCTAACATTTCACTACATTGTGCTACTATACCATCTTTCTTTGCACTGATGACAGGTATCACAGACAAACCCCCGGCAGTTGACTTGGTTCTTATGATCTGGGCAACACTTGGTCTATTGTTCTTCCGTGCAGTGTTATTGAAAGACTTGCTCAATATCGTAACAATTGGTGTTGGCTTCTTGCTTCAAGCAACCGCAATGGCATTGATATTTTTTAAGTGAGTGTATAACTATTAAATACTTCACTAAGGAAAAAAATGAGTTATTTATTTACAAGTGAGAGTGTGTCAGAAGGACATCCGGACAAAGTTGCTGATGCAATCAGCGATGCAATTTTAGATTTGATTATGGCTAACGAGGATCCTACACAACGTTGTGCATGTGAAACATTAGTAACAACTAATCAAGTGGTTGTCGCCGGAGAGTACAAAGGCTCATTACATGAACTTCAAGTTGACAGTGCGATTCGCCGTGTTGTTAAAATTATTGGTTACGAACAAGAGGGCTTCGATTGGCGAAAGCTAACAGTTACTAATCTATTGCATGGTCAGAGTGCTGACATTGCATTAGGTACTGATAACTTTGGCGCCGGCGATCAAGGCTTGATGTTTGGTTATGCATGTAATGAGACAGAGACACACATGCCAAGTGCTATCTATTGGTCGCACCGCATTGTAGAAAAACTATCTGAGTTACGTAAGCTAGGTGGACAATATGGATGGTTAGGTCCTGATGCTAAAAGTCAGGTTACATTTGAGTATGACGACAATAACAAACCAAAGCGAATTGCTAAGGTCGTTTGCTCTACGCAACATAGTGCAGACGTTGATATTATTGCAGTACGCAAAGCGGTAGAAGCAATTATACGTACAATCTTACCGAGGAATTATGTAGATGACACTACTGAGTTTTTTATTAATCCTACTGGGCGTTTCGTTATTGGTGGTCCTGATGGCGACACTGGCCTTACTGGAAGAAAAATTATTGTGGATACCTATGGTGGTTATAGTGCCCATGGTGGCGGCGCTTTCAGTGGTAAAGATCCTACCAAAGTAGATCGTAGTGCCGCATACATGATGCGCTACCTCGCTAAGAATATCGTAGCAAGTGGTAAAGCAGATTGGGCTACTGTGCAAATCAGTTATGCAATCGGTCTATCACAACCTATGAGTTTCTATGTTGAAACTGCCGATGCCGCACAAGGTCGTGACTTAACTAAATGGATTCAAGACAACATTGATTTGACACCTAAAGGTATCATTGATCGTTTCAAACTTTTCAGACCTATCTATAGCAACACTACTAACTATGGTCACTTCGGTAAACCCGATCTACCATGGGAATCAATTAATTTATTCTAATGAACTCTAGTCCAGAACGAGGCACATTTCATATTAATAACGCTCTCAAAAATGTAGAAGAAGGAACCAAAACTGCTGAAGATGCAGAAGGGTTAATCGACTTCTACAAATCTTGGGAGGAAAGACGCCGCGAGTTAGAACAAACTGACGAATGGCGTAATAACAATATGGAGTATGACCTCCGTTCTTGTAAGTGGATTTGCGACAAAGCGAAAGCTAGTGAAGCATACGCACAAAACTTGTATGCCGCAATCTGCAATAATGATTTCACGAAGAATGACGTATGGCCTATACTACAAGGTCAAACATGGAGTGCTAGTTGGCGCAGTGCTGGTGGCATCGTAGCTAACATGGTTGAAGAAGGTGATTATATTGATTGGTATTGTTCTGGTATCACTGGTGAAGTTAGTGATGAAGAATACCAAGATATGACTGAGAAACAACAAGAGAGATACACGTATCTAAAAACTCATTTTGTACCTGAAAGTCAAGTCACTGATGAGATTCGGGAAGACCTACTCAAGTTAGGTTGGTTGGTCGTTCCTGTCACCGAATAAATACTCTAAAGGAGAGTACATATGGCGTATTCAGAAAAAGTAGTAGATCACTATGAGAACCCTCGAAATGTAGGATCTTTTGAAAAAGGTGATGAAGATATAGGTACAGGTATGGTCGGTGCACCTGCATGCGGTGACGTTATGAAACTGCAAATTAAAGTCGATCCAACAACAGGAATTATATCAGATGCCAAATTTAAGACATATGGGTGTGGGTCAGCGATTGCTTCAAGCAGTCTTGTCACAGAATGGGTTAAAGGCAAAACTCTCGACCAGGCAGCAACAATTAGAAACTCACAGATCGCAGAAGAACTCAGCCTCCCCCCAGTCAAAATCCACTGCTCTATCCTCGCAGAAGATGCGATAAAAGCCGCAGTAGACGATTATAGGAAGAAACACAATGGCTAATGAGCTTGCAAAGTACCTTAATTCTAAACGTAGATACAAAGATGAAGTCGCCGTACAGAAACAAGTTAAGATTGCTAAAGCACATGGTTTAGGACTTCACGATAAAGCTATCAAAGAGCCACATCGTTTAATAAAACACCATGCTATGGATTGCGGTAATCCTGATTGTTATCTATGTGGTAATCCACGCAAGACACATAAAGACAAACTGACAGCACAAGAGAAACGTTTATTTCAGGATACTGAAAAAATAACAGATAAACACAGTAACGGACTGAAACCCACAGAAGATTAATTCACCTTTTTCTTTGTATAAATATCACTGAGTATGTTATACTCACAGAGACTATTACACACAAGGAGAAATTATGAAAACAGTCGGAGATAAATTAGAAAAATTTGCAGTCACAGGCGTCAAGCCCGGACAACCAGAAGATGCTTTCTACACTATTACAGACCAAAGCTTTGCAGGCAAGTGGAAAGTAATCGTGTACTATCCAAAAGATTTTACATTCGTTTGCCCAACAGAAATCGTAGCATACGATAAGTTGACACAGGACTTTGCAGACCGTGACGCAGTATTGCTCACAGGTTCAACAGACAATGAGTTCTGTAAAGTAGCATGGCAGACAGCACATGCTGATTTGAAGAAAATCACACATCACCAATTTGCTGACACACAGCGTGGTGAGTTTAGCTTGATTGAACAACTTGGTGTATTTTACGCTCCAGCAGGTGCGGCATTACGTGCAACATTCATTGTTGACCCAAACAATGAAATCCAGCACGTTACAGTCAACAACTTGAACGTTGGTCGTAGCCCAGATGAAACATTGCGTATTCTTGACGCATTGCAAACTGGTGAACTATGCCCATGCTCACGCCCAATCGGTGGTGAGACACTCTAATGTCTCATTTGGTGGCAAATTTACCACCGGTGCATTGTTATATTCGCCGTGAGTTTCTTTATGATTTTCAAAAGGGCCACGGTGAGTATGAACCTTGTATATGGGTCAGTGTAAAAAGTCTACGCAGTCAGGCATTTAGAATAGAAGCATACTTACCTAGGTACGGTGCTTTGTATGATAAGTTGCCGCTACATGCATATGTAAGCAGAAACAAAGATTTAGATCCAGCTAAGTTTTTAGATTTGGATACACTACAAATTTGGGACTGCTTTAGCTATGATTTTACAATCATTCAAAAAGCATTCTTGCGTAATCTGAGTTGTAAATTTTATGCCAAAGATAAAAACTTCTATCAAGGCAACTATCTTTTCACAGTAGATCATAGTGCTCCCGACCTAAACATCATTGATACAAGCTATGCAGAATGGCCCGAGGATCATAAGAGTTTCAACTTCATTGAATTAGAAAACGGGCAATATGCGGCACAGCCTAATAATCGTTGTATATTCTTAGACGCAGCCAGCAATCCAACGGAACTGTTATTCCCGGACTTTAAAGTAGCTACTAAAAAATATGTAGTAGAGACTAATCCCAAATGGGCATTAGGTGACACAAGTACAGTAATGTACGAATAGGAAATTAAATGTTAGAAACAATCTGTGATACAATGGTAGAAGCTTACCGTCGCAACTGGATTACTAGTCGTGATGGTAATGTAAGCATACGTCACCATGACCGAGATCATTTTTATATTACTCCGAGTGGTGTGCGTAAACAAACCATGCAACCTGACCAGTTCAAGAAGATTAAAATTCATGGATTGTTATGGACGGATGAATTCTACACTGATATTAGTGCTAATCTCAAACCTAGCGGAGAGATTCCATTGCACTTTGGTCTACAGAGAGCGATGGGACAGCATAGTAATGATGTCCGTGTAGTAATGCACTTTCATCCTACATATTGTGTTGCGGCAATGCACGCCGGTATTGATCTATCAACAATCGTTAACGATTTTCCTGAATTAAGTCGCTACACAAAAGTTGCACCAAATGTGCCGGATGTTCCTCCCATCAGTCAAGAATTAGCAGATGAATGTCATCGTAACTTAGAATTAGATGATTACGGTAATATTGCTTATGACATTGTAGGAATTAAAGGTCACGGGGTCGTTTCAGTTGATACTAGCCCATGGAGAGCATTTGAACATATTGAACGATTGGAGCACATTTGCCAAATCGTATTAGCATCAAGGAAATATTAAAATGTTAGACTGTTTAATTATTGGAGACAGCATTGCAGTAGGCACACATATGGCTAGACCAGAATGTATTGCCTACGCTAAGGGTGGGTGGAACAGTTGGCAATGGAACAAAGACTATTTGGCTAAGGCATCAGCACAGCCCGCTAAAACTGTGATTATTAGCTTAGGTGCAAACGATCACAAGGGTGTAAAGACTGAACAAGAACTACGCAAGATGCGTGAAGCAATCAAGGGCGAGAGGGTGTTTTGGATCGATCCTGGCCAGGATCGAAAGCCTGTTCCGCATGACGCTATGACCCGAATCGCAAAAGAATACGGAGATATAATTCTGCCGCGCCCAAAAAATCATATGAGTGCTGATGGTATTCATCCTACAGGTCGAGGCTACAAAATGTTAGGAGAACAGACAAAATGAACTTTTACGATTATAAATGAAGCGTATATTTGTTAATGGTACTTTTGATGTACTTCATTTAGGTCATTTAGCTATGTTAAATTTTGCTAAATCATTGGGCAACCACCTAGTTGTAGCGATTGATTCAGATGAACGAGTTCGTAAACTCAAAGGATCATCAAGACCCATCAACAATGTTGTTGAACGTAAAGTTATGTTAGAGAATCTTAAAGCGGTAGATCAAGTAGAAATTTTTGACACCGATGAAGATTTGATTAATATAATAAAGACCTGTGATATCATGGTCAAGGGCGGCGACTATAAGACATTACCAATTATTGGTAAAGAATATGTTACCGTTGTTTTATTTGAAAGAATAGATGAGTACTCTAGCACGAAAAAGATTCAACATATTATTGATCGGGGATAATTGTAAGGACACGTATATCTACGGTGTCGTAACACGACTTAGTCCTGAAGCCCCTGTACCAGTGTTTCAACCTAATACTGAGATTGTTCTAGAGGGCATGGCAGGTAATGTTGCTAGAAATCTAGAGGCATTACATTGTGAGGTTAAGTTTCATTACAGTGATATTAGCGAAAAGAAAAGATTAATTGACGAACGCAGTAAGCAACATCTAATCCGTATAGATAATGATGCTAAATGCACACCCATTCTTGGGTCGTTCGTAGACGTTAACGAACTCAATACATATGATGCAGTTGTGATTAGCGACTATAATAAGGGCACTGTCCCTACATCATTGATTGAATGGGTTAGAAAAGAATACAAAGGTCCTGTGTTCATTGACACAAAGAAAACTGACTTGGCTAAGTTCAATGGTTGCTATGTAAAAATCAATCAACTAGAAAAGAATATGGCAAAGACATTACCCGATGATGAGTGGCTAATTGTCACAAAGGGGGAGAAAGGTGCAGAGTATTTAGGACACACCTTAGCTCCTGATCTTACTGACGATGTGATTGACGTTTGCGGTGCCGGGGACACATTCTTGTCTGCATTAGTTTACCGTTACTTAGACACTAAAGATATTCGCAAGGCAATTATGTTTGCTAATAAGGCGGCAGGAATTACAGTACAACACGTAGGAGTATATGCTCCTAAACTAGAGGAGTTAATACCATGAGTAGATTAGAAGGTTATGTAGAAAAAGGTTGGGGACATGAGCTTATCTTTGCAACAAACGAATTGTATTGTGGCAAGGTTCTCAAGTTCAACAAAGATGCTAAATTCAGTATGCACTTTCATAGTGAAAAAGATGAGACTTGGTTTGTATTAAACGGTAAGTTCAAGGTCAGGTATATTGACACAAAAGACGCAACAGAGCATGAAGTTATATTGAATCCTAACGATGTGTGGAGAAACAAACCATTGTTTCCACATCAAGTGATTTGTTTAGAAGAGGGTGCTATAATTGAAGTCTCTACGCCTGATAGCGTGGAAGACAATTATAGAGTGTATAAAGGAGATAGTCAGAAATGAAAGTGTATATGGTTGATATAGATAACACTATTTGTATAAGCAATGGTAGTGATTATGCAAATAGCAAACCTATGATAGAACGTATTGAAAAGATAAATGAATTGTACAGTCAAGGTCACAAGATCATTTATTGGACAGCCCGTGGCGGTAATAGCGGCATTGACTGGACAGATAAAACACATAGTCAATTAGCAGCCTGGGGCTGTAGATATGATGAAATTCGTATGGGAAAGCCTCCCTATGATGTATGGGTAGATGACAAGGCTATTAACTCTGAGGATTTCTTCAAGTGAAAATTTTATTAACAGGACATAAAGGCTTTATTGGCTCTAACATGCTTAACGCATTGAAAGATCACGAAGTCACTACATTCGAATGGGGTGATTCGTTGCCTAGTGTCGAAGGACATCAATGGGTCATTCATATGGGTGCTAATAGTTCTACTACTGAACGTGATATTGAAAAGATTATGCACCAGAACGTTGACTTCAGTGTGTGGTTACTAAATCAGTGTATTAAGCATGGTGTAGACTTTCAATATTCAAGCAGTGCTAGCGTATATGGTATGCGTAAAGAAAATTTTGCAGAGACTGAACCTGTTGACCCTCGTAACCCTTATGCCTGGACAAAGTACTTGTTTGAACGTCACGTTAACAATATTGACCCTAAGAAGCTTAATAACATTCGCATTCAAGGTTTCAGATACTTTAATGTCTATGGTCCCGGTGAAGATCACAAAGAAGGTCAAGCAAGTCCTCACCACACATTCACTAGACAAGCAAAAGCAACTGGTATTATAAGACTGTTTGAAAACAGCGAGAATTATAAACGAGATTTTGTACCTGTAGAACTAGTAACAGATTACCACCAAAGATTCTTTGACGTAAAAGAATCTGGTGTGTGGAATATAGGTACAGGAAAACCTGTAAGTTTTGAGCAAGTAGCACGAAACATTGCAGAACAATACGGAGCTAAGATAGATTATATCCCAATGCCCGCAAAACTCAAAGATAGTTACCAAACTTATACATGTGCAGACATGTCAAAAACACTAACAAGCTTACAAAATAAAGGAGAATAAAATGGAAGCAATCGCATCAGTACCCCCAATTACCATTGGTGGCAATTGGGTAGATCAAGTTAAAGATAGTATCCCTGACACAGCAAAAGATATTCGTTTGAACCTGGATAGTGTTATCAATCGTAGTCCGTTTGATCCAGTAGATACACACGCAATCGCATACGTGTCTGCATTGGCTTCAAGTAATGGCGGTCTAGCATTTGAGATTGAAATGAACGGTCCATTGTTCAATGACGAAGTAGCACGTGAGGCAGCAAAGACCGCGGCCGCATTGATGGGCCAAAACAACGTATGGTATCCATTCGTTGAAATGTGTGATGATCCTGAATTAAAGGGATTGCCTGCAGGCCTACGTATGAACGCATATGCTAACAACGGTGGCACAACTAAGAAGCAATTTGAAATGTACACCTTAGCCGCAAGTATTATCGGTAAGTGCCACTTCTGTGTTAAAGCACACTATGAAGCATTGAAGAAAGAAGGCTTGACTGTGCAACAGTTACAGCACATTGGTAAGATTGCGGCGACTATCAACGCAATCGGCAAAGTAGCTATTTGATACCGATAATCATATATCGTTCATAGCCCCAATCATCATAATTGATTGGCAAAGTACCCGCAAACTTTAAATGAGTTAGCGGGTATTTTTCTATGAACGACTCATATGTTGGGCTAGGATTATTGACGTACCAAGGATAACCACTGTCTACTATGTTACTGGACTGAATACAGACTAATGTGCCGGCTGTAATGTTATCAAACCAAATACTAGAGTCCATATGCTCACAGCTACAGTTAATAACAACGTCAAACCCCTGACTTGACACTGTGTTTGCATCTCCCACTTCGTGTCGCATTATGCATTCAATGACTGAATAACTATTGATCTTGTCTGCGGCAGCAATAGCTTCACTATCAATATCAATGCCTTTAATCTGTCTGTAAAGTTTAGGTTGTCTGGACATCATTATAAATCCAGTAATATCAATCCAACACCCTAGAATCATTACGGTAGCGTCTTGTAGAACATTAGGCTCTAGGTTCTCACAGAGCCATATCTTGCTCTTAATCTGCCCGTGACTAAAGCTATCAGTATCAATCATGATGATTAAAACTTCCAAACATCCTCAAACTGTTGTCCAAAGAAATTAGAATAAGGAAATCTCACACTTAACACTAGTCTGTTAGTAGGTTTGTAATTATCGATTCCATGAACAATATCAGTTCTAACAAATGTAGGACGATCTATAACAGTTGAGTCTATTTTTTCTAATTTAGTAAAGTCTATGACTTTACTAGCCGGAATATTTTCAAACCCGTAATGTCCGTTATCAAAATTATTATCTGGACAACTATACCAATCCATTGTAGTGTTCTCATATCCGGATATAGGTATGTTTAACCCAATAGGTGATCTAAAAGTACTGACACCATCGGCATGTGGTTGTAGACTGCTATTTGGTGGAGTTAGATAAAATCTACAAAATCTAATAGAAATTTTCTTCTTACTTTCAATAAAGTTATAGAACGTAGGTGTGTTTTGTTTAAACCAAGTATAAGGTTCTCCCCAGTATCTTGTATTTTGTATAACTCTGTTCATTGATGCTAATTCTAATTCTACTCGCATCTGTTCAAAATTATCAACCTCTAATTTTTTATACAGCAACATTTATTAACTCTCCGTTAAAATGCATTTCTCTAAGGGTGCTGTATGAATGATTCTTAAATCCTATAGATAGCATTAGTCTTTCTTTTTCAGGATTTTTATTTTCTATACCGTGCGGCTTCATAACATTAAGCAGAGTAAAGTTATTTGTCTTATATCCTATAGGTTCTAGTGTCTTGTTTATATACATGTAAGACTGAAACCCTACAGTTTCTTCAAATAAAGGCATGTTAATAGATGCGATTCTAAAAACATCAGTATGGATAGGATAAATTCTTAGTGGGGGAGTTTTTAAAAATCCACAGCACGTAAAAGGAGCATTTATTAGTTTAGAAAGTTCTGTTCTTAAAAAAGAACTAGCATCACAACGCAACACCTTTGCAGGACTCATGTAATAGTTTTCAGCAACAGATGCCTCTTCATACATTAACGATAGCAGATGTTTAGGTGAGTAATCTAGATTCAAATAATAATCGTCTAACATTTAATAGTAGTCCAGTCAAATTCAAAGTTTTTGTCAAGCTTTTCGTATATAACCCACTGCGGGGTGTATTGAATCATTACAAGGAATAGAACTTCTTCTACACCGGTGTAGAACATATGCTTTGGTTCTCTGTTATTGATTCTGTTGTTCTTCTCACCCAATCGATTACGTTTGAAGATTTCTATGATGTTTTTATTGTAGTCATTGAATGAAAGTGCTACCAACTTAACTTGTCGTTCTATGCACCATTTTTTATGTTCTACTAATAGATAGTCCCTATGTAGTGACAAATGACGATAAGTTTGGTCAACCCAAGTTCTGACGCCTGCTAATGCAATGTCACTATTGAAATCACTTATATAAACTCCACCACAGGCGGCTATTTTGTCACCGTCAAACAAGACAAAGAATTCTCCGTTTACTCCGTTGAACCTGTTAGTGTTCTCTAGTATGTAGGGAAGCGTATGCTGATTATTCACATCGTCACTCCACATATTTGATGACGATTGTTTGTCATGCAATAATGATTGTTCCTTGCAAAAAGTAAGGAACTGTTGTTTATCTATTGATTTGTAGGTCTTTATTTGCATGGGCGTATTCTTGTAAGATAAATATTTATATGTTTTCATCCAATGCCCAAACAATTACCAAAATTCAAATGATTACCGGATTGTTGTCAATAGCCGGGCTATTTTATTTCGACTTTACTCTGTCAAACGTTATCTTGCTACTTGTTAGTTTCTACATTTACAGTGTTATAGGGGTTGGCTTAACACTACACAGATACTATTCACATAAATCATTTGAATTTAGATTTGAATTTATGAAATGGATATGTACATTTATTGCAATACTATCCGGACGAGCTAGTATCCTAGGATGGGTTTATGTTCATAGATTGCATCACGCACACTCTGACACTGAAAAGGACCCGCACGGCCCCGGCAACATTGGATTTAAATTGTTTAACTTCAAACACATAGAATCTACTGCAGGAAAGATGAATGTATTCTTAGTCAAGGACTTAATGAACAAACAGCATATTTTTATACACGATTACTATCTTGCTATAATCTTGGCATTCGTTTTTGTCTTAGCTATATTTGGTCTAGACGTAGCGTATTTCGTTTGGGTTCTACCCGTGTTTTTAGTACAAATGAGCCAGAATAGTTTTAACTATTTTGCACATACATATGGTTATAGAAACTACGAGACAAAAGATACCAGTAGTAACAACGCATTGTTATGGCCGTTGATAATGGGTGATGCTTGGCATAACAATCATCACGGTAATCCTGCTTCTATGACTACACAAATGAAATGGTGGGAAATTGATCCTGCTGGTTATCTTATTAGGATGATTAGAAGATGAAACAATATTTGTATCCAAGAGAATGGTTTTTCATAGTAATGCAGGTTATTGCTAGCATTGTCACAGTGTGGGCAATCTTTAATCCTGCAGGGATAAATTATTGGTTGACAGCGTTGTTTGGCTACTTTTTGATAACATGCTTAGGAGTGTCTGTCACGTTTCATAGACTATTAACTCACAAATCCTACAAATTAGCGAAACCATTAGAATATGTTTTTAGCTATCTAGGAAATTTAGGATGCACAGGTAGTTCTGTGGGTTGGGTCTTTGTACATAGAACACATCACAAATTTGCAGACAAGCCCGGCGATCCTCATAGTCCTGTTGTCATGGGCCCATTAGGGGCAATAATTGGAGACTATACAAGCAAGTTTAATAAGTGGGGAGTCAGAGATATCATCAATGATCCTGTACATAGATTCATGCATGAATATTACATGCTAGTAGTATTAGCAACAGTGCTTGTTCTATACATGATTGATCCATTGTTATCTGTTTATCTATTCTGGATTCCAATGTTCTTAAACACAGTAGCGTCTAGATTGAGTAACTGGATCGACCATGACCCTAAATTTGGTACAAGATCCGATAAAAGCAAAGATCAATCTCATAATGTCTGGTGGTGGGCATTGTTAACATTCGGTGAAGGTTGGCACAACAATCATCATTTATATCCCGGTGACTATAGAATCGGAAGAAAATGGTGGCAAATTGATATCGGTGCGTATGTCATACACCTAGTGCGTAAATAATCTAATTATTAAGTTTATTAAAACTTTTTAACCCAAGATATCTTTACGTAACTCATCATAAGTCCTCAAATGTTCTTGTCTATAAAGTAATCCATTGTTTTTATTAGACAAGAATTTTTCAAACTCGGATACCAATGATGTTATCTTTTCAAATCCGGTCGCTTTAGTACGATTAATCATGTCAGGAAATACTTCTTTGTATCCTTGCAATTTAGTAGAAGAAACTCCAGACTTTCCAATTATACCATCATTAGTCAATAATTTAAACCATTCTAAATTAGTATAAGCCCATACTAATCCGGGTCGCCATTTAAACCAAATGGGTATACCTGGCTTATCTATTGCTAATAAGAATTTACTAGTCCCAGTAAATAGTTCCATATCACCATATCCCCAGGATCCTTTAACTGAATAATCAATACCTTGATTTCTAAACCACCATGGATCTCCTTGCCCTAATACAGGTATACCATCGGCAATCTCTAAGAAATTTAAATAGGGTAGAGCAGCTGGTCTATCTATTTCCGATAACTCCGAATACCGCTCGGCATCATTTTCATAAAATTTAGCAAGATTGAAATCGATTATCTTGTAATCAACCCCTAACATATTACAAATGGTTACAGCATAGCTAACATCATACAGATTAAAATCATTCTCATACCTATATATAATCACATCAATAGGGTAACCAATAGCCAGATAACTTCTTAATACAACCTCACTATCAGCACCTCCTGAAAAAAGCAATGTAAGTTTTCTGTTCGGATATGTATCAACTGTAGACTGTGCTACCTTAATTAATTCTTCTTTATAAGTTCCGATTTGAGATAAGCATTTTCCGTAATTTGTTTTAAAGGGTTTATTCGGAACATATCTTCCGTTTATGGGATCGTCACCGTATTGCCAATTATACCAATTATTTTCTGAGAAAATCATATGAATATTTATAGACAATAAATACGTAAAGAAATAATACAGATGTATGATATTGACAAGTAAAATTAACGGACATTACATTGTTGATGGTAATGTAATCAATAATAAACTGCAAGCAATTATTGCAGCCAGTGAAACCAACAGTCACATTCAATGGAAATATTTTGATGATGTCTTTAGCACCTCAACAGGTTTATTTAATAACCACGATGTAACATTAAAAGAACTGTATAGCTCTAGAGCCCAACAGTTGCGAGATACCTATGACTATCTTATATTAAATTATAGCGGAGGTAGTGATAGTCATAATATACTAATGACTTTTTTAGAATACAATATCAAATTAGATCATGTTTACATTCAATGGCCTGAACGTCTAATGGATAAAGGAATTTATGTACCTAATAGTGTAGATAAATCTAATGCAAATTTTCATAGTGAATGGGATTTGGTATTAAAAAAAGATTTAGAATGGCTTGGTAAAAAGCATCCGGAAATCAAGATTGAAATAGCTGATTGGACTGCTACCGTAACGGAACAATTTTATAAAGACGACATTTTTGCAAATGATGTTAGCAATTTACCTAGTATTGCTAGATCACAAAAGCAAAACACATTTAGTCCTATAGAAGGTAAACTTGCGTTACAAGGTAAAAAAGTAGCAAGTATATTTGGAGTAGATAAACCTAGTATAGTTAAAAAAGGCGACAACTGGTTTTTTTACTTCAGTGACACTGCATGTATGGCTCAACCGAATCCGGATAATCCATATGGTACAGAGTATTTTTATTGGAGTCCTAATTTTCCAGACATTGCAATTTCACAAGCATATGCAATGAAAAGATATTTTAAAAACAATCCTGACAAAATTTATTTGATACAAAATCCTCCTGAAAGAGCGCAACTAGATCCTACATATAATACTAGAACATATTCTCAGCGTTACAATGAATACTCTCAAGTTTCTGATATAGCAAAACTAGTCTGTTATCCATACTGGGATTTTAATAGATTTCAGGCAGACAAGCCATTTGCTATACTCGATGGATTTAAAATGGGTACAAGGGCGTGGGATAATATTCTTACAGAAATACCTGGTTTTAACCGAGTTCAGCAAGCATGGGAGTATCATTGGAAAAGTTACTTAAAACAAATAGATATGAAATTTATGAGAAGTCAAGATACAGTTAATGTTTGTAGAACTAATTGGCATTACATAGGCCAATAAATAGATATATTATAAGGAAATAAAATGATATCACTCGTAAAAACACAAACAAGACCTAGCGCAGACATTCCATTCTTTTACCAGACTAAGCTTGTCAGACCTGAATACGGACCATATTTAAAAGCAAATTATATAGATACTGGTAAACTAGTGAAATTTGATAGAACAATCTCAGAGGATCAGTTGACTATAACTTCCATGACAGAATGGGAATCGAAAGAAGCTTTTATTGAATACATCACTGATCCGTTTTGTATAGAAAACTTTTTGAAAATTAGTACAGAGTATGAACAGTTGAATGGCATAACATCAAAATCAATATCTGATGCTGGATTCACTAAACCAATTTGGAAACAAATAGATGCTAATGATTATTTTAAAGATGTTAAAATTCCAGATGATTGGGCTAGCCTTGAAGATTTTGTAGATTGGTATTGTACTCAGAGAATGCCTATAATGATTCCTTGGGATGCAAATGTCATACGTAGTGATGATGCTGTTGCAATATGCCTGTACCGAAAAGGAAACTATCAGGTAGAGTTTTACATTGAATATCCAAATATGTATATACGCAAGCATTCTCATCCTAGAATGGAAGTTATTACAATGTCTATGGGAGGGGGAGGAACATGGAAACCTAATGAAGGATCAACGACCAATACAGCTAGTACATGGGGAGGACTTAGTACTAAGTTAGTTAACGGGGCATATCACGGTGGCGATGCAGACACTACCACCGGTAATGGATTTATTACATTAGCATTCCAACGTTGGGAAAATCCAGAAGAAATGACCTCGGCCGCAGTGCAATGGAAGGGCGAATTGCAAGGTGAATGGCAAACAGAATTAATTAAAAAACACTATCCCGAAGCGTTTATGCGTGAAGGGTATGCTGATATATCAAAGACGATAGAATCGTCATCTACGATAAATACTAAATAAAGGAAATTTTATGTACCAAATTGTTATTGTATCAACTAGACCTACAGTTAATACTGAATTTTTTGACATTCGACTTGATAAATATATAGCATTTCGTGCCTATTGGACAGAAACATACAAAGTAACTGGCAAAATGCTATTAGTAGATAAGCAGTTATCAGAAGACCTATTGACACGAACAACTACTTTCTTTTGGGATTCCGAAGAATCGTACCAACAAGCACTTAATGACCCTGCTGTAATAACTATATGGGCAGAGAGAGATGCATTTCACGCGGCTCAAGGTATTGTCAAAATCAGTGAAACAGCAACTACTATCTAATTTGGCATGACTGTTTTTGATCTCGAACACATATTCATTGTGTTTGCCCCCGGCGCCGGCGGAAACTTCATTTCAGGACTGTTAGATAATTTAGTAACAAATCAGTTATCTCAATTTACTATCTCGACCGCCGGCAGTGCTCATATAACAATGGCTAAAAAAGCTGCCAAACAAGATTATATTTCTTTTGGTACATTTAAGTCAGAGAGAGAAAATTTTAAGTCAGATGCCAAACGCTTAGAATATTACATCTCTAACATACAAGATATCAACACTCCTCAAGTTACATGGACGCATGACTATGATAATATCAAAGACTATAGTGACTTGTTTCCCAACGCAAAGATATTAGTAATAACCGCCGATAGCGAAGAAGAAAAGCTAGCAGTTACATTTATGTTTTGTGTGAAGAATATGTTAGACGAGCAGGTAGCTACACCCCACCCTGAAAAAAGAGAACTTATTTGGAAACGCCGAAATAGGTTACTCAACACAGAGTTAGTAAATCTCATACCCAAAAATAAGATTCTTGAAGCAAGATTGGACAAAGATATCATCAAGTATCTTCATATTGATAGAACAATGAAATTATTTAGAATTATGAACTATTGTGACCTGCCCGCTATTGTGCATAATAATTCGATGAATTTGTTGAACATTGATCCATATGTTACGGATCAGTATTTAAACGCTAGATGCACTGTACTGCCATATAAATATCTCATGACGAATGACATAGAACTCTTCCTTGATACTATAGGTAAACTATTACCATTGAATGATGAACAAAGATCCTACATTGTAGAAATGCTTGATTACTATAGGAACAAGCAAAATCTACAAATGTTGGAACGTCCGTACGAGTTTTTAGAACAACTAAAGATGACGTTTGATGAAAAAATAAAGGCATTCAATACATGAAACACTTGATTACATTTGGATGTAGTTGGATGTTCGGCGCGGGATGTGGGTATCATGAGGACATGACACGTGAACAATACAAGTCTATTGTATGGAGTGAAGACCTTGCTAATCAATACAGCTTTAGATCACTAATAGCTAAGAAGTACGGGTACGAACATCTTAACTTTTCTATATGGAAGTCTAGCAACCAAAAGCAATTCAGACTAGCACAAAGGTTCTTCTCTAGTGATAAGTTCAAACAACTACAAAAAAACGCTGAAGAAGTTGTAGTGTTGTGGGGCATCACATCAACCGGTCGTGATGAAGTATTCTCTAATAACAATAGCCAATACATGAACTTTGTCATAGGTGGTGAACATCACCCCAATGCATCAGAAAAAGATGCGTCTGAATTTTTTGCACGTAACATATACGATCATGACCATTGTGTATTTGAATTAGCAAACGAAATGACTCATTGGAATGACTACTTTAGTTTGCTGAACATCAAAAACTATTGGTTCGATTCCTTCAACCACCATGACTACACAGTAAACAGCCCTGGCGCAAAAAAACTTGCAGATACGGATCCTCAGAGAGTAAACTATCTCAACACAGCAAAGATTGACAATATGGTCATTGAACACGACCATAGTAGAGACTTGTTGAGTCAATTGGCAATCATGCATGGTATGGATACGTTTGATCGCCGATACCATTCAAGTGCATGGGCCAATGACACTGATAGATTGAACTTCTTAGTAGACAAGAAGATACTCAATCCGTATTCATTTCATCCTACAGTACGTGGCCATGTAGAGATTGCAGAATTCTTTGACCCAATCTTCAACAAAAAAGTTGACAACAAATCAGAAGGCATATATACTACACACATTGCTTGAGAAATCAAGCACAATCAATGATGTATGTTTTGGGTAAGCTAGTGAAAAAAGTTGTTGACAACAATTCGCTAAGGCACTATAATACATATATGAATTAATTAAAGGCACAAAAAACAGCCTTTAAAAGACAGAATTTTTAACCAGGACTAAATAGATTTACTATGAAAAACATTTGCATTCAATCGCTAAAACATACGGGTCAGTGGCAGATAGCCTCTTTGACACCAGTGTTAGCCTTTGCGGGTAACATGTCTACACCGAGTATTCGCGGGTCAGAGTTTAATTATGATGCAAGAATTCCGGGGAGTTTCATAGAAGGAGAAAAGATTCCAAGAATCTAATCTCAATAGAATCTAAGAAGCCCCTGGGAAACTAAAAAGTCTCAGGGGTTTTTGTTTTTGTGTTGCGAAAAAGCAACAAAGGAAAGGTTGACGACAATTGGATAGTAAAGTAAGATCGGGTTCTTCTGATAACAAGCGTGAACAACGCAGTGATGAGTGGGTAAAGACTCACACATTGTCAAAAGAACAAGTCGCACAATTGATCCGTAACAAGATTGAACGTGCAAGAATCTATCACACGATGTTTAGCATCAAATGATAGTACGTGAATAGGCAACGAGAGCCGGAATACAGCGTAAAGTGTATCGAATGGGCGGACAGTAGGATGAAGTCTGTGGCGATAACGCAGATTGTAAAATCACTGGTCAGGGTATCGACCCTGACATAGCGCAAGCAATTGCGCTATTCTATAATGTATTGAATGGACAACGCCCCTAGCCTCTGACGCTAGGAAAAGCACTCAGTACACTATAGAATAGCAAATTGTTGGGGTGTAGTGTAATGGCTTATCACATCGGGCTTTGAACTCGATAATCTTGGTTCGATTCCAAGCACCCCTACCAAAATTATACTCCGGTCGTCTAGTGGCTAGGACGCCAGCCTTTCAAGTTGGAGAAGCGGGATCGAAACCCGTTCGGAGTACCAATCAATGGAGTGTGTTCCCCGTTGCCGGCTGTAACCCGGTAGCCTTTATTAAGCGGGGTGGCAGGCAAGTAGTTCGATTCTATCACGCTCCACCAATTATGTGTCTTTAGCTGATATGGTTATAGCGGCGGTCTGAAAAATCGTAGAAGCAGGTTCGATCCCTGCAGGACACACCATACAATACGGGGGCAGTGCTGGGGCACGGCTGGGGCTTGCAACCTTAGTGACTAGATGAGTTCGATTCTCA